ATCCTACCGCCAAAAACGCACCGAAAATCTTTTTAGGGGAGAGGCATGGCGGAACGCCCACGGTCAAATGATTCGCGGCAACTTCAAGGCGTAAAGGCCAAGAAGAAAAAAAAGGCCGCGGCGAAAGATGAAATCAAAGACGCAAAGGACAGGCTACGCGGCGAAATTCTCCGGGACGTTGATCCGGATCTTCACGCGGCGTTCGACGCGTTTGGGGAAGGTTGCGATCTGGAGATTCTCACGAAGATGGTGGGCATGGAATTTGTGAGACTTCAGCGAAGCCTTGGACCCGGCGAAGCCCCGGACTTCAGATATTGGGCGGCGTTGAACAAGATCGTTGATCAGCTGCGCAGGCTGATCACGATTCGCGAAGGTTCGGAAACCTTCATCCCGGACGCGGTGACAATGCTACTTGGAAAGCCACCGGAAAAGTTGGACAAGGACAGAAGCGACGTTCCTGAATATTCATGAGATCCGAAGAATACCCAATTACCGCTTTTGGAATCATGGAACCGCACCCGGCGCAACGGCGGGTTTTGTGCGCGGACCCGGGAAAGTCAATCCTTTACCTTGGCGGGCGGGGAAGCGGAAAAACCGTGGTGGGCATTGCCCGCTCAATCGTCCAATGTATGCGCCCGGAAAATGCGGGACAAGCCTACGCAATTATTGCGCCGACCTATCGGATCTTAGTCCGGGTCCATTTGAAAGTTTTGATGGATATGTTGGACGCATTCAAAACGGAAGCCGGTTGGTCATTGGTCAAACGATATTACAAGCACGATCAACGGTTGGTTCTACGCAATGAATGCGAAATCTTCCTTGCTTCCTTTTCAAACGTGGACAAGATCCGATCTATGACTTTGGGCGCGGGCGTGTATCTCGACGAAATTGAAATTGACCGGGAGCCGATGCAAACCCTAAGCACGATCGCGGGTTCAATTCGTGGAAGCCAAGGAAGCCAAGGGCTTTTAGTAACCACAACCCCGCGGGGTATGCGGGGAACGGTGGCGCACTGGATCAGCCGAACCCGGGAAGGTTCGGAAGAGTTTGATCCGAACTACCAGTTGATCATTTCCAAGACATTCGAGAATCCCTATATCAACAAGGCATTCGTTGATCGGCTTCGTTCGTCCATGTCCAAGATCGTTTTTGAGCAAGAAGTTTTGGCCCGGGTCGCACGGGCTTCCGCCACGGCTTTGGGGAATGAATGGAACCGATCGAAACATCTGATTGATTATCGTTACAGGAAGGGGACTCGATACGCGATCGGGGTGGACCCGGGCTATTCAAACGCTTCAATCCTCTTCATTGCCGAAGTGGACAGGCCCGACGGCCCGCCGCGGGAAATTATCTTTCGGGAGTATCACCCCGAGGAACAAAGTTTTGACAAGACAATCCGCCAGATCGCTTCCGTTGTTCGGGAACTTGGAACGGAACCGTATTTGATAGCGTCCGATCGCGCCCTTCCCCAATTCAACCAAAGATTGATCCGGGAGTTTCCTTCCGCGACTGTTAAAACAATGCGGACCCGAGAGGAGCAAGCGGTATGGGCGGGCATTGATCGGATCCGTTCTTTGCTGGACCCGCAAGAGGGTCCGCCCGTTCTGCACGTTTCAAAAGACTTGTTGAAGACTCCAAAACGTGGGATCGTGACGTCAATGGAAAACTTGCGCCGCCGCGTAGTTGCGGGGGAAGCGGTGGACGCGTTAGAAAAAGGATCGGACGGCTTGGATCACGTCATGGACGCGTTGAACTATTTTGTGAAGGCAAAATACGGCCGGCGGGGTTATTCTTCGGCGTATGATTCCGGGGGCGCGGCGGATAGTGCAATGTTAAGCAAGGGCAGATGGGGCAAACTATGACATTTCCAAACAACCCGAACTTTTTGTTGACTGATAGAAGAGATTCCGACTTTTGGAAAATGTCCAAGATCTTGGATGAATTCTACCAGCGGGATTTTTCCAGCATTGTGGACACCATGCGCGGTCTTTTCCCGCGAAGTTGGCAAGATCGACTTCAAGCGGATGTTCCCGTGGTTGAATCGGCTTGCAAGGCCGTTGCCGTTCAATACCGCCAAGCGCCGGCCCGGCGTTACTTTACACCCGACGGCCAAAGCCTAAGCCCGAATCAGGCGGCGGCCCTTGGCCGGTTGTACAATGCGCTGGACGTGAACAAACTGTTCAAAATTGCGTCCGAAAAGCTAGTAGTTCAGCGGACGATCGTGGGCGTGATTATCCCGAAGCCCGGAACCAATCGATCCGTTGTTTTGACGTTTTGCCCCTTCGAGTGTGAAGTTGACCCCCACCCAATTATGAACGAGGACCCGCAAGAGGCTTTGGAATATCGCTTCCGGGTTCCACTCAAGGCCGATTACAAGCAGATCGAATATGGCCTTTTGAGAATGAACAAGGCCGGGGCGTTTTACGAATTCCAAGGAAAGAAAACGGGAGTGTATCAAGAGGATGGAGGATACCCCAAGGAATTCGAAGGCCGCTATCCTGTGTTCTGTTTCCGCTTGGGTGAACCTCCAAAAGGTTCGTTTTTCTGTTCTTTGGCTTCGGACGTTATGGAAGCCCAACAAGTGGTATCCATTGCAGCATCCGACGCGCTCCACGCTTCGCGTTATGCGTCATGGGGTCAACGCGTTTTGACGAATGCGGATCGGAATCAGGTGGACACTCTTCAGATGGGTCCGGAAACGATCATTGGCTTGGACGACGAACAGGAACTGAAAGTTGTGAATGGTCAGGCCAACGTCAAACAATACCTTGAAGTGATTGAACATCACTTGAAGTATGTTTCTTTGCACAATCACTTGCACCCGTCCGTGTTTGTTTCCGGCAATCTCACAGGCCTTTCCAAACAAATGGACCTATACGATCGGCAGTCAATCCGATCCGATATGATCCAGAGTTTGGAATCGGGGGAACAGTCATTCTACAACGCGCTTCGGTTGGTCCTGAACGCGGGAGTTCGGGCCGATTCGTGGCCCGCGGCCCGCGTGGAAGTCCAATTTCAGTTGGAAGAGATGCCTCAAAACGTCCTGCAAGAGGCGCAAGCCCGGATCCTTGATTTCAAGGCGGGAATCTCCAGCCCGTTCGAATACGTGGCCCGCGTTCGTGGAATCAGTTTGGAAGAGGCGCGGGAACTGGTTGAAGCCAACGCGCAAGAATTCAAAAGACTTGAAGCCGCGGGGATGGTTGGCGAATGAGGAAAACAGCGTCTAGGGGCGTTCAGTACGGATCGATCAACCGCTACATTTTCAGCCAAACGGCGGGGAATGTCGGGATTTCGAAAAAGATGCTGAAAGCCGTGAAAAGCCGGAAGAAGTTGGCCGGTGCCGGCGAGTTTTCCATTCAGCTGAACTTTGATCCGCAATGCTTTTTGGTGAACCCGATCGAAGACGTGCGGCAATACCTAACGAAGTTTTTGGGCGTCAACCTTTCTTTTGCAATCCGGGATCGGGTTGTACTCGACGAACGCGGACCCGATCACAAGGTCATGGGGCCGTTTTTTAACACCGGGGGGATGTGGCAAGGCTACGACGCCCGCGGGAACGAAAAAACGGTCCGGGCACAATTCTTCAAAAGTTCGTTTTCTTCTGATTTCCTTTTGGCTGAATTGCGGAAAAATGCGGATCTCACAATGCGTCAACTGAAAAGGGCGGCGCGAGAAAGACGAAAGGCGACGGAAAGCCGGAAAGGTTACGAAACAAACGTCCGGAACCGACTGAAAGCCCTTTCCGCGTTGAACTCCAAGAAAAAACCGGGTTCCGCCCGCGGCCGTGAGATCTTGGAACCCACCCACGAAGAGCACACCGCGATCATGGCGTACCTTGAAGATTTGCTTCAAATGCGGGTTATGATCGGCGACGTGTCGAACATTCGGCCAAAGTTGAGGAAAGCGAGGGCGCGCCGATTGGTTCAAGCCCTTGGAACAATCAAAGCCCCGATGATTCGGGTTCAGTAGAAAAAGGAAAAGCATGGAAGAACAAACCCAAGCCGTTCAAAGTGAAGCCGTTGAAGTTGCGGCGGCGGTGGAGACGCCGGCACCGGTTGAGCCGGTGGAAGCAAAGCCGGAAGCCGTTGAAGAACCGGCACCCGTTCAGGCGGAAGAGACACCCCAAGCCATGAAGGTGGAAGAAGAAGCACCGAAGGACCCGGGGAAGGACTTGGAATTTTTCATAAAGCGGATCGGCGAACTTGAAACCGAAAAAAAAGAATTGAACGGCCTTTTGGCTTCAATGAAAGAAGCGGAAGAACAACGAAAGGTTGAAGAGATCCGCCGAGAAGTTGAAAGGAAGGAAAAGGCGAGGGCCGATCTTCTTTCAAATGATTGGAAAATCCTGAAACCTGAATATATGGCCCTTGCCCCGTCGGTGGAATTTGCCGACCCCACCACCGACGCGGGCAGGGAGTCATTGCGCCAGTGGGTCAACGCCAACCCCGGACTTTTCGGAAAGGCTCCAGAATTGCCAAAAGGTGAACAGACAAGCGAAAGCCCCGGCGTTTTCGGTGGGGTGAAGGGCTGGAAGTGGGCGGACAAATGGAAATAAGCGAAAAAGGAAAAGCCAAGATGGAAGACTTGAAAGACATGGAAGCAGTTGAAAAAGTTGGGAAAAGTGCAAAGCCCAAGGCCGAAAAGGAAAAAAAGAAGCTCTCAAGCGCAGAACTTGCTAGGCTTCGGGCTGAAGCGATCCGGGACGAAATTGCGAGACGCGGGAAAATACAACCGGGTGAAGTAGTCGGTGGAGATCTTGAGAATTGGGTTTACTACCACGTTGCCACGGGGATGCTTTCAACAGATCACACGATCGCAAGGCTGGAGCGTTTAGGATACGAACGCTGTGCCGACGGCGAAAGAATGATCGGAATGAATGGAGGCTTGTTGTTCAAGTGTCCAAAACTGATTGCAAACGATAGGGCCAAAGAAAAGGCCAAGAAATGGAAGAGGAGATAAAAGAAGATGACTACTTCACCAGTGAATTATGGGGTAACCAACGCCTATCAAGAGCTTGTTTCCGAGTGGACGGCGACAATGGCGCGCCGGGAATTTGAATTCGAACCCTTCACGCGTATCCACACCGACAACGCGGCGCAGATAAGACGTTGGGGAGACTTGCCGATCGGACGGATGCCAACTTGGAATGGCGAAGGGGCGATCGCTTCTCAAGAAGTCGGTGCAACCAACGTGAACAGTTACAGCCCAACCGGGAAAGCGTTGAAAGTTGAAATTCTCAACTTTGACGTTATTCACAACCCGGGGATCGTCCAGAAGAAGTTGGCACAACTTCAAGATGCCGTTGTGACCACTGCTAACGCTTTGGTTTTTGGTGCTTTGGAATCTGCTGATTCCGACACCTACGACAACGGGGCCGGTACCACTTCTCCAGTGATCGGAATTACCCACAAGTATGCAACGCCGGGGGATGCGGATGGTGTTTTGGACCAAAACCAAAGTAACTACCTCACAACCGCGCTTTCGTACGATGGGCTTTCCAGTGCGCTTCAACTTCTCCAAGAATTCCGTGACATGTCCGGGGAGCCGATTGGACTTGGAAAAGCTGGGCTCTGTTTGATTGTTCCGCCGGGGTTGTACTCCACCGCGGTGAACTTGGTGGGTGGTCCTTCGATCGTGATTTCTGAAAGTGCCAGCGCGCAAGCTGCGGCGTACGCAAACGTGACCAAAATGGGATCCTTGAACCCTTACGGGCAAGGAAACATCCAAGTGGTGTCGAGCGCGTTCCTTTCGGATTCAAACGATTGGTTCCTTTGTGAAACAAGCGCATCGGACAAGACGCCGGTGAACTTCTGGACCGCTGGAATGCCAACAATCAACGTGACAGTTGACGAAGCCAACCTGAAGACTGTGATCACGGCTTCCGCATTCATGCGGGCTTGGATTGACGGGCCTTCGGCTGGCATCGTTGGATCTTACGTGGCGTAAAGGTAAAAGAATGGATCTTCAACTTCTGAAAAATTCGACCGGGAACTTGGAGATCTATCCTGTCCGGCTTGTGACTTCTGCAAACGTGGAAGTTTTCAAGCCGGACGGGGCCATTTTGGTGGCTTCTAGCGCGGCGACGATCGACGCAACCCAAACCACTTTGCAGGGCCAAACTCAAGGAAACCCCAACCGACTCCACTTGGATGACGTGACCGGTTTTGTGGTGGGCCGGAAGTATTTGATCACGGGAACGGACGGCGAAACCTTTCAAGTCACGGTTTCAGCGATCGACACTTCAAACAATCATATACTTGTAAACGTTCCACCACCCTTCGACATTCAGAACGGTGACACGATCAAAGGAACGCGGGTTTCCTATTCGATCGCGTCGTCTTATTTGGGGACGTTGGATACTTACTATCGAGCCGAATTCACTTGTTCGACCGCTTCCGAAACCTTCCGAGAAACTTTGTTTTTCGACGTGGTGCGGATGCAATTTAATATTAAAAGCCCGGAATTGGTGAAGCGTTTGATCACGTTCCAATTTCCGTCCGCTTCGTCACGGTTTGAATCGGGGATGATTGAAGAAATAGCGGAGAGGGCGCACCGAATGATCTTGGACAAGATCAGATCAACCGGCCGATTTCCGCACCTTTACGGGTCCCCGGACATGTTTGAAGAGGCTTACGGATACGCCGTCCGGTTGGTTTTGGCGGACTTTGGAATGATTCCAAACGCCGGGGCCGTAGATATCATTGACTATATGAACGTGTACCAAGACAAATTGAGGACGGCTTTGGAGATTGCAAGCCAAGGCAATGGATACGACGGGGACAACGACGGGGCGATCGATAAGTTTGAAAGAATGAACTGGAGCACGAAGATCGTTTTATGAAATGTTCAGAAGTTAGAACCAAGATCGTGGACGCTATGGAAGCGATTGAACCCCAAAACGTTCAGTATTCTGGAGACAAATTTCGGCACGTATCGCCGGGTTCTGAAATTCTTGGATTTGATCGCCAATTTCAATTGCAGCGCGACACGCCGCAAGCCTTTTCAGGGATTAGTTTTGGTTCGGCGGACACTTTCGAAGTCGTTTTTACGCTTTCCGTGGTATATATCAATACCAACGCGCCGGACTTTGAAACCCGAATTTTGGACGACGGGGACGACATAATCCAAGCGTTGAAAATGATCGAACGTGTAAACGATCAGATCTTGACGGTAGACGTTCAAGGATCGAATGATTTGGAAACAGACGACCAAGGAAACCGGCTTGTTGAATGGTCCCTTGTCGTACGCTATGACCCCCGGGAGGCTTAAGAAATGGCAACGAAGAACCCAACAAGACTTGGCCGGCTGATTGTCGCGCCCCAATCTGCAAGCGGATCGACCCCCGCGTATTCGAACCCTTTGACGGCGGCCGCGGTCGTTTCAGCTGGAGCCACTGTAGAGGCCGAAGTTTTCGTACCAAACCCAAGCCGTTCAGTGTTCACGCGGGAAAGCATCAAGTCCGGGTTTTACGAACTCGCCCCCATTTCCGGGGACCAACACGGGCAGGAATTCAGCGTCCGCTTTCCGATCAATGGTTGGAGTTCAACACTTCCAACCACTTCACCCGGAGCAACGTCCACCCCTTCAACCGGCCTTTTCCAAGCGATCTTGGGTGGGTTTATTGCAATGGATCCAGCCACTGGACCCGGCACCGTTTCAACCGGTGCGGATTCCGACACAGTGCCTTACTCGGCCGGGACCTATAAAGTGGGTTCGGCCGTTGGTTTGGTGAACTCTTCCAGTGAATACGAACTTGCATTTATCAAAGAAGATTCCGGATCGGCTTTGGAATTGCTGATCGCGAACTCTTCGGCGTTTGGAAACGCGGCGGACGGTTCAAGCATTTATGGGTCGGCCACATGCTACACGGATCCCGTTTCAACCGCTTGTTTTTCCATGGTTTGGCAATCCTACACGGCAAACAGCCGGCTTTTGTTCACGTCTTGCATTCCAACAAGCGTGACGGTTTCATTTGATCCGCGTTCGGCACTCATGGCGGAAGTGACGTTTATGACGAACACTGTGGAGGATGCGAGTTCTGGAGCGTCCACCCTTGCAGAATTTGACTATTCGCTTCCAATTATTTCGCCACCAAGCGGGGCGAATAACGCCCGGGCCGTATTCCAAAACAATTCCAGCGGATCGGCGTTCACCGATCTGGATTGCGAAGCGTTCACGATGACGTTGACCCAAGAACTCGCGCCGGCGTTGGCGCACGGCGCAACAACTGGCGTTCGGGACATGATTGTTCAAAATAGAACCCAAGAAGTTTCCTTTTCCGTTCTTTATGGAAACAAAAGCCCATTTGACCAAACGCCGGACGGAAAGCCATTTGTTGACTTGTCGAATCCTTCGGACGTGGGTGCCATTCAGTTGGCCGTTGGAGATCGGCCCGGCCGAATGCTTGGGGTTTTGATTCCAAAGCCTATCATGATGGCGGTGCCTGAAACGGCGGACTTGAATGGGGTTTTCGGGGCTTCGTTTACACTCCGCCCCGGAGACTATCAAAACGCCGGATCCGGTTCAGGGGAAGCAAAAGGCACCGACTTCCGGGTGGCATTTGTCTGATGTGGCTTTGCACGAAAACAACCGATCGCTTTCAACTTGTTTTTGAAGGCGATCCAGCCGTTGAGAGTGACGGGAACGACTGGATCCCGCTTGATCAAGCCACTTTGGTGGAAGGTCAAACGCCGGATGTTTTCGTGTGCCGGCCGCTGAATTCGGACGAATGTTTCCGAATCATTCAGGCCACAAGAAAGGATCAGGCGTTCCTTTCTTTCGCTTCGTTGCTTGGCGTGGTCGAGATTCAAACGGACGGCCGGACAATCAAAGAACCTTCCGAGATCCAAGCCATTTTGGAAAACGCCCAAAACATGTCTCCCATTATGTCCCTGTCCGCTGTGATCTTTGGAGTTTCTCGGGAGGGGCTCCAATCCCTTCCCTTTCGCCCTTCACGCCCTTCAGTGGAGTGATCGGATCACCGGGCTTTTTTCTCTCGATTGCGACAACTGCCCCCGAGAAATGAACTGTTCAAAGTGGGGCGTTTCTGGTCTAAAGTATAAACACGAGGGCCGAGACATTTTGGGCCGTTCGTGGGAGCGTTGCCCGGCGGACTATTTGACGGATCCGCATTTGTCGATGGCCGTGGAGTTGTACGCTTCCACGCGGATCAGTCCTTTGGGAGATTGGCCAGACGGGTGGGCGGCTTGGGTTCGGGATTATCTGGTCAAAATTGATCAGGCGATCAAGGAACGAAAAACTTTCGATCGGGAGCGTTAGAAAATGGCACAAGGTCAAGTCCGTCTTTTGTTTTCTCTTGTCGGTCAAGACAAGCTAAGCAGCGCGATCGAAAAAAGCCGGGCAAGCCTCGACAAGTTTGCCGACGCTTCGGAAGACGCGGGGGAAGCGTCCGCCGGGGCGTTTGCTAAACTCACGGGAACCATTTCCGGAATCCCCGGAAAACTTTCCGATCTCAATGCCGGGTTCGATCTTGTTGGAAAGGGGATTCAACTTGTATCCGAAGCCGTTGGCGAATTGGCCGAAGCGGAAAAGCGAGTAAACGCCCGGCGGATATTTGAGCAAACAGCCGAAGGAGGGAAAAGCGCGGAAGCGGCTATGGACAGCCTAGCAAAGGCCACCCGCGGGGCATTGTCTCAAGAGGAATTGATCAAGTTTTCCAACTCCATGAAATTCGCCGGCCAAGATCTTTCGACCATTTCCAAAACTTTGGAAACGGCTTTTATTGTTTCGCAAGGGACAGGCCGGGAAATGGTTGAAGTGGCCGAAACGTTGCGCGATTCGTTGATCACGGGAGCCGGAACCGGCTTTGAATTTTTGGGAATCACGAAAGATCTAAACGTTGAGATCGAAGCGCAAGCCCAAGCCATGGGCAAGAATCTCGATACAATGGACACGGCGCAAAAAAGCCAATTCCGTTTGGGTGTAATTTCCAGCACTTTGAAAGATCGCTTGATCGAACTAAACGTTGACGTTGGAGACTTGTCCACCACGTTCCAAGGCTTCCGAACCGACATTGAAAACGCCAGAAAAGAAGCCGCGGATTTTGCCGTGGAAAACCTTGGGGGAACTCAAAAGGAAAAGGAAATTGCGGGCATTCGGCAACAGATCGGCGGGTTGTTTCGAACGTTTGAAACTGAACTAAATAAAAACCACGCGGAGGAATTCATAGACAATCTTTCTCGCGTAACCGGCGTTTCTCGGGACGTGGTCCGCGACCAAACCGAAGAGATGTTGAAAGCCGGAATTGTGAGCGAAAAACGCGTTCAAACTTTGACTTCAAAGTTATTGAATATTCGGGAACATGCACTTGATCGAGAATTCAAAGCCAAGCGCGAAGCACTCAAAAAAACACGCCAAGCGGAACAGGAAGCCGATCAGCAACGGGCCTTTGACATTGTTTCCGCCACGTCCGAACTTGGCCGACTTGAAGAAGAAAAGAACAAGGCGATCAGCGCAAATAACCAAGCCTTGGTTTCTGAAATTGACGGGCAGATCGATCGCGTTTCTTCGAAACTTTCGTTCCTTCGCGGAGAGATTGACGCGGCAAGTTTTGCGGCCGACAACCGCCGAAAGGACGCGCTTGCGGCGCAGAAAGAAGCCCAAGACTTTCAAAAGTTTCATTTGGAAATGGTGAAGGAATACGAAGATCGGAAGAAGCGGGCGACCGAAGCCGCAAAAGTGGCGAGGGCCGAAGCCAAAGCTCAAGCGGAAGAAACACGGAAGAATCTGGAGGAAGTCCAAAGCCTTCGAACCGAACGCCGGATCGAAGACTTGAAAGAACAAAAGAAATTCAACGAAGCCGAAAAGTTAGAAGAAGAAAAAGCCCGGCGCGAAATACTTGGATCCGATGCGGTGTTTGAATCGTTGCGGCTTGATCAACGGGTCTTGGCCGAAGAAAAACTGAACGCCGAACTGATCCGGATTCGTGACACCTACGAACAAGCGTCCGACGCTTGGAAGATGGAACAAGAGACAAAACGAAACGAAGAACAGCAAAGGGCTTTGGATCAGGAAAAGGCCCACTTGGACGCGGTTGCCGAATTCAGAAGAAAGCACCGAGAAGAAGACTTACGGCAAGCCGAAGAGTTCGCGGCATACGCGTCCAGCCTTTCCGGAGACTTGCGACGGTACGACGAAGACACGGCCACCGTTATCCAAGGCCAAGCGGAGATCACCCAAGCACTCGCCCAAAACGCTGGCAATGCGGCGAAACAGGCCAGCGCGGGAATAGCGGCCGGGGGTCGAATGACTGAAAGCCTGATCAAAAACGATCGGGCCGCGGCTGCAACACGGGCGGCCTTTGAAACCGCGGCGGGTTTTGCTTCGATTGCGGCCGGGGACGTCATTGGTTCAACGATGCACTTTACCGCCGCCGGTTTGTTTGCGGCGTTGGCCGGGGGCGCGGGCGGGAAGAAGGCCGGGGCGCGGCGGGGTGGAACAACCCAGATCAGCCGTGGCGGGGGTGGTTCAGTGGTTGGAATGGGTGACGTTTCAACGGGTAATCAAGTGGTTGTGAACGTCGCCGGCTTTGTGACTGGAACGACGAAGGATCTGGGGGTTCAGGTGGCCAACACAATGAACGATGTTCAATCAACTGGCCTTTCCACGGCGACGGTGTGATTTATGGCGTACGGCGGCATTCAATTCCACGTTTCGGGTTGGTCCGGGTCGATAACGATCACCGAAGGAATCGGGGCTTCGACCATTACGCCCGCGGCCACTTCCAGCCCTTGGCAAGTTGCCGATGCCCTTGTTCAAGCGGCAAACGCCGATCTTTTGTCTGATTATTCTTGGAGCGTTGCGGACTCTGGAGCGTTGACCCTTCAATCCACCGGGACATTTGATCTGGCCATGTCCGCGACCATTCAAAGTCTTTTTGACTTCGCGGCGGCTTCGTATTCTTCGATCTCCAGTGTTACAACGGACGGGCCGGCCGTGGGTGGCTTTTTTCCATATTCGGACGGGGATGGGGTCCTTTTCACGCGAAGGGTTCGCGCCCCAATCAATCAGGGCTTTGAACTGTACGAAGGCGGCCGGTGGTTAAATACTCCCGGCACAAACCCCAAGTTTCCCATTTTGTCCGTGTCGTGTTTGCGATCGAAGGTGGCCGAATTCATGGAAACGATCCAAAACCTTGGCACCCCTTCAAAAGTTGATCTGTATTCTTCCGGATCGCTTGTTTCCTGTTTTTTGGGTAGCATTTCGATCAATGAACAGGACCCCACAAGTGGTTGGACACGAATTGGAATTGAGGTGATCGAACTATGATGATCCAAGCGTTTCTATCGGGTCCGGCGTTCAATTCGTTCAGCTACTCGACGGACGGCGTTAACTTCACAACCGTCACCACTTCCAATTGGTACGTTTTCAAAGACTATTTGAACGCGTTGGATGGAGTGCTCCCGGCCGGTTGGAGTCTTTACTACGACCAACAAGCCGATCGCGTGAAGTTTCGACCCGGATCCGGAAGCCTCCAGATCCGTTTTGAATCGCAAAGCCAAGCCGAAGCGTTGGGCTTTTCCAGCACGCTAACGGCTTTCAGTTCTTCCACCATAACCGGGGATGTGCCACCCGCCGCGGCGTGTCCCCTGAACGGGGCGCACTTTTCAAACCCGATTCCGGGCAAAAAGCCCGAACTGCGGACGTTCCGCCATTCCCGGGGCCGTTCGGTTTCTTGGGGTTCGGGGACGCGTTACGCCGTGAACACTTTGGCGGATTATGCGAACGCCGATCGAATCTTGGGCGGGCCACTCTCCACGGGCAAAGTGCGGATCGGGGATTATACTGCATCCACGGTTTACGGCCCCACGACTTTGGGCGGATACCTAGATGGATTCGTCACGAATCAACCCACGATTGAAGTGTTCCAAGGTGACGTGGAGCAAACAATCGATCTCCAGTTTGTGATCAATGCGCCGGCGGCCCCGCACAACTCAACGGACCAACCAAAGGATCCGTTTTTTGGACAAGTGGAACGGGGCTATTCTTTCAACTTCTACGCTTTGATCGAGGGCTTGCCGTTCCGTTTCGTTGAAGTGGACACCGGGATCAGTGATTCAGATCGGACCGTTTCGGCTTCGCTGATTATTGACGATTCGCAAGCGTCCACTCAAAAGGTTGACCGCTTCAAGGCCGTTTCCGGCGCAAGCGGGGCGACTATTGGGATCCTTGATCCGTTGAACGAACTGGGAATTTTTGATCTTCCAACCTTCGAAGTTCAGATCGAAGCGGCCGTGGAGTATGACGACACGTCAATCACTTTGGCCGCTTCAACCGACGCGCTGCCCTCTTCCGGCGTGGTCTACTTGGGGAATGAGTGCCTGAAATACACTGGAAACACGGGAAGCGGTGGAAGCCCGGCCAATACGTTGACCGGAATCACGCGGCCCTTTGGTCCGGGTTATTCATACGGAACGGCCACCGTTCAAAAGTTCAAAACCGTCACGAACTCCAAAAAGGCGTGGGAGGGTTCAACGGTGCGGCTTTTCGCCCAACTTCTGGACCCGTTCGGCCGGGCGGTGGATTCGACTTGGGAAGGGACGTACACGCGCCAAATGGGGGCCTATTCCATAAAGGGCCTTCCGGGTTATGACGGCGGAATTTGGGTTTTAGAATGCGAAGACTTGATCCGAAGGTTGAACCGTGAGGCCGTGGCCAGTCCTTCAGCGCAAATCAGCCCGTTCGACTTTTCCGATTTATACGATCCAGTTCTGAATACGAACAATGAGGCGGCGCGGCTTATCGTGGACAATCGATCGGCGGTGATCGTTGCGGAGTACCGATATTCTCACAACGGGGATTGGTACAGCGGCGAAATAGAAGTTGATCTTTTGAACTACGGAAGCCCGAACCGTTATTCCAGTTTTGTGGAAGCCGTAAACTACGTTTTGAACTATTTGAACGGCCAAAACATTCCGGAAAGTTCAACGGCATTTGGTATTACTTACACGATCGGCGAAATGTCTTGGTTTGAAGTCGTTCCAGAAGGCTTCAGAATGGACGACGATGGAAAGGTGATCGCACAAGTCCGATCCATTTTTGACATTTATAACACTGTTGGAATGCCGGCGAACGTCGCCGCAACCCTTACTTTGCGCCCGCAAAACGGACAGGTTCGCCCGTCTTGGCTTGAAAAAAGCACAATTTTTGCCGAATTCACCGGCGGCGTTGAAACCTTGCTTGACGTGGATCCGGGGTTCAACGGCTTCAATTCGGATTTTGTTGTCATTGATCAACCGTTCAACAATCCCGAAGCCCTTGGAACGTTTCCGGCCTCGGGCTTTGCGATCTTCGGGGGCGAATCAAACGAAGATGGCCAGTTGGTGAAATATACTGGAACCGCAAGTTTTCAAACCCGGACCATTTTGACCGGGATCACCCGTCTCGAAGGAAACCCCCAAAGCACCCACCGAAAAGGCGGCGAAGTCACCGCGGCGGAATTCATTGAAGGAAGCGCGGGGCAGTTGATCGCCACGATCTTGGAATCTTCAGGGTTTGACACCGGGGCGCGTGGAACGTTTGACACGCTTGGGAAGGGCTTTGGGTATGCTTTGAAGGCTTCAGAATTCGTAAACGATTCGACCACAATGCCGGATCAAGAATTTGGACTTTTGGGCGGCCCTTCGGTGATTCAAAACTTGCGGCTTGCGTTGACTCGCGGGAAAAGTCTGGACGATCTGTTTTCCGGGATTCTTTCGAGCTTTGGCCTTGCATTGGCGTGGGTTCGTTCCGGGATCTACTTGAAGATCGGAAGTGTTGGAACCATGACGGTTGGACAGTCTGAACAATACACGATCACGGATTCGGACTTGATTGCCGGCCGCGCTGCAACGATTCGCCAGATCGGACTTTCCCCCAACTTGGTCAAAATTTCCCAGTCTTCTTCCATGCTAGGAAAGGGCGGCGCGTCGTACACTTACCGAATCATTGAAGACATCCAAGCCCGTGGCGTTCAATCTCAAAGCCTAGATCTTTTCGGGTTGGACTCTTCCAGTTTTTTCACCGTTGCGGAACAGGCCGCGGCGCGCTTGGCGGATGGTTCTTTTGCACAAACCGCTTACGAATTGACGGTTTCGGGGGATCGGGATTATTTGGCCGGCCAGTTGGTCCGGCTTGACCTATCCTATCCGGGGATTTGGGACTTTCAGGAGCAAACAACCGGCTTGACGGGTCTAGGACGCATTTTGGAAGTGACCCGAAACTTGACCACAAACCGGGTCAAGTTGGTGGTTTTGGTCAATGGAACGGCTGAATTCCTACCACTTTGTCCGGTGGCATTCGTCACAAGTTACAACCGAAGCACCCAAACGATCACGGTTACGGACGCCGGAATTTTCAACAATGGGGACACCATCCGGGTGGAAATGCCGGGAGTGAATGACGGATCAGGACATTCGACTTTTGACGAATTAACGATCACCGGAATCAGCGGGAATGATATAACATTAAGCGCGATCTTAAGTTTCACGCCGGGAACCTACACAGTGGCCACGTATGTCCAAGATGACAACGCGTCGATCCCACAAAACCAACTTGACCATGTCCACGTTTCAGACGGGAGCCGCTACGCATGACAGTTACGATCCCTAGTTCTTACGACACCACCGACATCAACAGTGAGGGCGGGGTTTTGTTTGGTGTCCCGGTTCAATATCCGGGGCTTCGAACGATTCAACAGAATCACAATTTCATCGGCGGGGCATACACCCCGCCCGTGGGCACTTATCACAACGGGTTGGGCATTGGGACAAGTCACACCGTGGGCGTGGCTTATCACAACTTGACCGGGATCAGCGTTCCCGGCCAAGCGGACGGGCGCGGCCTTGTCTGCAAGTTTGAAGCGAAGAATGATAGCACTTACGCACAACGGATCCGGCTTGCAGTTTGCAACACGGCATCCGTTGGCCAAACGATCCCGGCTTCAAGTGGCTGGACCACTTACACGGAAACGATTAGCGCGACTCCGGGCTATCTTTGCTCCGCCGCGCTTCAATGCCGGAGTTTTTCCGAAACGGCCGACAACACTTGTAAGGTTCGAAACGCCGTTTGGTATTGGGATGACTTAAGCGGGAGCGTTTCAGACACTGCCACAAGTTCGGGTTTTGTTTGGGCGCAACAGGAAGATCACAAAGCCACCGAACCGTTGACGGTGGAGCAATATAACCGATTCAGGGGCGGCCCTCGCGTAATGTTTGAAGCCATGCCACAAACGGCGTCAAGTTTTGTTTCGAGTTGGTACAACCCGGACAACTCCAACAAAACAACGCGCACCCTGATGGGACATATTCCGATCTTGAAACGCCGGAACAACTTGCAGATCCGTTTTGACGTCTTAGCGCAAGGGTCATTGGTCGAAATTTACGTTCCCGCGGCTTCAGCTGGACAAGCCGGGACGTTTTACAACGTGACGCCGGGGATCAGCACTTCGACGGTGGTTTATGAAACATCAACATCCGTTTTGTCGGTGGCATCCAGTTCAACCGTGGATTTCACAAACCACCCGCTTTTGACGGTTTGCGAAATTTACATAACAAGCCCAAACACATCGACACAAGCCCGGGTTTTTTCAGTTCAGGCGGTAGTGGTATGACTTCCAAGGTTTTCGATTCTGTTACGTTTGAGGCCGACAAGTTGCCAACGATCACCGGTGGCACGTTTGCAAACGGGATGCCGGCCACGGCTTTGGGGTTGGGACAGGCGGACGAATGGCAAGCCTACCTATTATACAAGGGGCCGTGCCATTCTCTGATTTTTGGACAATCAAACTTCATGGGCACCGTTTCCGGGAGTGCTTCAGGGACTATTCAATTCATGCTTCCGCCATATGCCACCCACGTCCAGATCGGCCTTGTGGCTTCGGGGGTGGGGGATGTTACTTTTGAAGGGACTTACACGATCAGCGTTTCAAACCCGGCCGGGTCCGGAAGTCTGACGGACTTGGAGTTTTCAAACGTTGTTTGGGGTCCAACCGACGATCAAGCATTATCAACCGGGATCAGTCACACCGGAGCCTTCAACGTTTTGGCGTTCGACTGGACAAGGGATGCGGATGTTGCGGTGTCCGGGTGTATTCTTCGATTTTTCAGACGTTCAACGACACTTTGAGGGGTTCAACCATGATCAAAGACTTACGAAAAGCGATCAACTATAACCGGCAAGCCCGTGGGCGGGTTTGGGAACAGCAACAGATTCCGTGGGGGCATTTGGACGCGGGAACGCGGAAATTTGCGCTTCATGTTGCGGCTTTCCAAGGCTCCAGAGGGTTGAAGATTGATGGGATGCTAGGCCCCAAAACCTTCAAAGCAATCCAAGACAAGGCCGAAGCGGTGCCGCAAGATCAAAAGTTTTTGATTGGTGGGGAATTGGTTGAAGTTTCTGAAGCGTTGAAGGCTTTGGGGACTCGCATGGGGGAACCCTTTGAAGCCCGCAAACGGACAAAAAGCCCAACGCATATCGTGATCCACGAAAGCGTGACACGAAGCCACCAACGAACCGTGGACGTTTTGAAGTCTCGAAACCTTGGGGTCCACTTTTCGGTTGACCACGATGGAACCGTTTTTCAGCATTGCGACCCGTTGACGGAAGCCCCGGCGCATGGGAACCAGCTGAACAGTTCAAGCGTTGCCATTGAAGTGGTAAACCCATATTACCCACACCTTGGCGGTGAACCTTGGATCGTTTTGGAGCCGGCCAAGTGGTGGACGCATGTCCCGCAAAAACAAGATCCGGCATACGTCTGCCCCACGGAAGATCAGATCAAAGCCGTCCACGCTTTGGTTCTTTGGCTTTGCGAGTCGGTTGAATCGTTGCCCTTGGCGTTTCCGACTGAAAAACTTGGACCACGGCAAACAAGGATCAAGGGTTGGAAAGAAAAGGGAAAGCCGGATCCCGGAATCGTGGCGCACCGTGACTATTCGACCCACGCAGACGGCCGATATATATTGGAACGGTTGATCGAACTGGAGAAAAGCGGAGATGCGTAGAAGTGGACTTGGAAACGATACAATTGGGCTTGCAGATTCTACAAGGTGGAACGGCCGCGGTGTTGGTCGTTTTGGGTTGGATCTGGAAAAGTTTCGTGGACTATCAAAGAGAAACACGAAAAGCGATCCGGGATCTGGAACACGCCGTGATCCGATTGGAATCACAACGGCCCGGAACGTCGCTATTTGGGGAATAATATTAGGGGGACTTTCATGCGTCGGCTGTTCTTCGTTTTTGCTTCACTTCTAGTTGGTTGCACTCCGGCAGATCGGGATCGGTTAGCGTCCGGGGCTTGGAAGGCTTCGGAATGTTCGTTGTTTTCGGCTATGGGATGCGCCGGCCAAGCGGTTGGACATTGCAGCGTTGAAGCCTCTGGAGACTTTCCGGCCTTTGGGGATTGTCTTGTCAATAAAACGCAAAATTGCGTGGGAGCGAACCTTGCCCGGTGCGCTTTGTCCGGGATTGTTTACGTCGCAAAAACCACGAACGTGGCGGCCGGTGGAGTGAGTTGCACCACCGAAGAAAACAAAGCCTTGGTTTTTGATTGTGTCCACTCCCAACCCCTGGAAAGTGAAGCCCAAGCGGTGGAAGCAGTGGCCCGATGTTGGCTGGAAGTTTGTGAAGAGGACTAGGAAGCCGAAACCGAAGCAATGAAGACGGGAGCATCCCCGCCGGAATTCGCCAAGCCTGAATAACTAATTACCATTTTGTAGAAATTGAACGGGACCCCGTTGGAATCCGTCACGTTTTCAAACACCAAAACCGAAGCCGCGGGGCTTTGGGTTTTGTAAGTGTATGCAAAAGCGTCCGGCGTGGTGACGTCGGCGTATAGTTTTACGTCATAAGCCGCCACCGGGCTGGTCCCGTTCACGGCCGCAAGTGCGATCGTCACGCTTTGAAAGTCTTCAAAATAAAAAGCGGCCGAACCACTCGCGGCCGCACTCTGGATCAAGGTTTCGGAAACTCTTCCTTTTTTCATGTCTTCCCCCGTGGGTTTGTTGGTTTCCAGACTTTACACCAAACCCAAAAAAAACGAACCACGAAAAAAAACGCACAAAATGCGTTTTCCTTGTTGACGGATATACGCACATAGTGCACAATGGGGACATAAACAAAGGGCCGGAGGCCCGCAACGCAAGGGGACGGCAAACAATGGAAACTCAAAAAATGGAAGAAAAGATCAGCAGAATGGAACAGATCGCCAAGCGTAATCACGCGCAAGTTTTGAAGATCGCGCAATGGGGTCCGGGTGAAGCCCGGATCTTTCTCCAGAGTCGTGGAGTCAAGTGGGCGGACCAAAAAGCGATCGGCTTGTTCCGGAAATGCGTGGCATTCGTTGAACAGCACCCAAAAAGCCACGCCGTGGAAAAGTTCACAAACCCGTGGCATGGGGAACACTTGGGGTTTTTCTTCACTTCATTGGCAAACCCGGAACGGCCTGAATGGATGCTTGATCGCTGTGTCAATATTGAGGGGGTGGCGTAATGCGCGGCAATTATGAAGATGCAACAGTTGAGACAATGGATCTTGCGCACTATGACTTGGTCCAACTGAAGTTTGACGGGATGTGGGTTCAGGTGGAGATTGACGGCCGGGAAGCCAAGATCTTGAACCGCCACGGGAAGCCGGTGGAAGTGGTAGAACTTGGCGACAAGCACCCGCGATCGGTCTTTGTTGGGGAATGGATGAAAGGGACGCAACGAACGAAAGGCCAAGCCGTTCACGTTGTGGCGTTTGATTGCGCCGCGGCCAATGGTTGGAGTTGCGAAGCGCGGACCTATTTGCAAAGGATGGAAGAATTGAAAGCCGTAGAAATGCCCCGGGAATTGGGGAACGTATTAGGCCGGGTTGTCTTTCCGGAAACGTGGCATCCGCGGGAAGCCGAAACGCTTTGGAAAGACGTGGAAACAGGAAAGGAAGAGGGCTTGATCCTTCGCCGGAATGCAATGCCGTTTGGCGCAACGGTGGCCCGCGTGAAACCGCTGGTTGAACTGGATTTTTATGCCACCGAAGTCCACTGGAAAAACGGGAAACCCGTGGCGGTTGGCGGTTCGGAATATCCCGGCGGGCCGGAGTTGGTCAAAGCACGCCTAACGGTTGGATCAGACTATTCAGGGTTTCAGGTTGGCCGTTGCTTCAAAGTTCAGGGACAGGAAAGAACTGAACGCGGATCCATTCGGTTTCCGTTCTTCAGGGGGTGGCATCTTGAAAAAACTTTTGATCTTGCAAAATAATGAAGCGATCAAGATTGGCCGGAAGGCTTTGGGGTGGAATCAACAGCGGCTTGCAGACTTCCTTGGGGTTTCCTTGTCGATTGTTGGGAAGTGGGAGCGGGAAGAAAGGAAAGCACCGGATCACGTTGTTCTACTTCTTCTATTGGTGAAAAAGTTGGAACCCGAAGATTTTTGGACCACTGATCCCTACCGTTTCCGGCGTTTTCTCGCATCTCATTTGTCCAATCACACAAAATAAACCCCCTAATTCAAAAAGCGGGGAACCGCCCAAACCTTGGCACTTCCAAAGCCGGGCGGGTGGTGCCCCCTTATCATTCGCGGAAAGTTGTCCAACTAGCAGCGAAAAAGCCGGCGTTTTTGGCCCCGGCTTACTCTCCCGCACCCTGAGATCGTCTCTTGTAGGCTTCCCGGAAAAAGTTCAAAAAGCCTTTTCCGTCCAGTGGGAAAACTTCGGGTAACACGTCGCCACGTTGCCCACCCATCCCGTCTAATTCTGTGCAAGTCGCTAAGCGGTTTCCCTGTTCGTCTTTGAAAGCCCGAATCATAAGATCCGAACGCTTCGCAATGATAAACCGGGATGATTCCGTTAGCGTGGGGAAGTAGGTTAACTTTTTTTGACCACCGAACCGTTCTGGATCCGCTAAACGATTGCCGGCCATGTCCGTCTCCACTTGGGTGGCGTGGTCCAGAAACACGCAAGCCCAAGGGCCGGCCATTAAAAGGTTCAACGCGTTTTTCCATGTTTGGGAAACCTTGCCCCACCCGGCGCGGCCGCCGAACTTCGGATCCGCCGGGTCAACTGCCCGCTTAAGCTGGCAAACGTGGCGGACCAGCTGATCGCGAAGTTCCGTCATTGAGTCCACCACAATCACCCCAAAACCGTGATCGGGGTTTTTGTGGAGTTCTTCAACCGCTTGGACAAATTCCGGCCACGTTCGGATCTGAACGTCGAAACAATCGGGTTCGATCCGAAGCGTTCCGCCTTCACAATCCAGAAAAAGAACTTTCCCGTTTTTCGTCTCCAGATTCGCTGCAAAGGTTGTTTTTCCAACCTTTGGGGGGCCGTAAAGATAAACGATCAAACCGTCCAGCCCGATCACCTGTTCACGTTTCTTCGTTGGCAACATTTCAAACCACCTTTACAGTGAACCGCCGGCCGCGGGCAGTTCTTGACCATTTCACGATCGCACCATTTGCGATCAATTCTTCACCGTCGCCGATCAACGCTTTCAAAACGTTTTCGGCTTCGGTTTTCTTCTCCCCTTCGAACTTCTCGCGGGCTTTGCTTTCGAAGTACAATTCCAAAGCGCGATCGGCCACTTCATTCCCTCGGGCGTCGAATGGTTCAGGCGCGTCCGGCTTCGTGTCGTAAAGAAGATCCAAAGCCTTCGCCGTCTTTTCTGAATTGTCCAGCATCCAAAACACGTCGCCGGCTTCCATTCGGGCCCACAATTCAAGTTCTGCTTTTTGCAGGGCTTCCAGTTCTTCAAGGTCCGGAAATATCCAGAAGAATTCTTCCCGGTAGCCTTCCGTTAGCGCGCCCAAAACGCAAAAATCTAACCGTGTCACCAAAAGGTAGTGAAGGCATTGGGCGCGATAGTGCTTCGGGATTCCGTCCTTGAACATCAACCCGCCATGCATTGAAAGCGCGGTTTTCGCTTCAATAATCCCCGCGCCCTTGTCTCCAAAGGCCCCGGCGTCCATGGTTGCGCGGAGTTGGGGGAAGTCTGGATCGATCATTAGTGGAAGATCTTGAACTTCCCGGATCGCGTTTGGGAACCGTTGCTTGACCATGTCCACCACAAGGGGTTCCAAAGCGTGACCCCAACGCGTGGCGTTGTTCTCCACTTTTTTGGCCTTGTTTCGGAACTTGTCAAGATACAGATCGAGGGCGCACTTGTAAGGGTGAACCCCCAACGCCACGGCCGCATCACTTCCACCGATTCCACCGCGCCGCCATTCCAACCATTCTTGATCGGTCAAGTCCTTTTGGAATGGTCCCCGTGTTGGTTGTTTTTTTCTACTTTTCGCAAAATTCATATTTGACAAGTACGGAACCCCGCGTTTATTTGTCAAGCATGAAGTTGACCGAATACCTAAACGAAACGAACCAAACCGTTCACGGCCTCGCCAAGGCCGCCGGCGTCACGCCGTCCGTGGTCTACAAGTTCATCCAAGGCAATCAAAAAAGCGTGAAACCCCATATTGCCCGCGCAATTTCCGAAGCGACCGGGGGAAAGGTTGGGATACTGGATCTCTTGTTTCCGGATCAGACTTTTGAATTTCAGATCAAGGCGGTGGACAAGTGAAAACGTGGTTTCCCGTGCCAATGTCTTGGATCAATTCACCCGCGTGGCACTCGCTTACGCCACGCGCCCGGGTGCTTTTGTTTCTACTTTGGGCGAAGTCCGAAACCGGAGAAGTTCCAGCGGACCCCAAAGCCGTCCAAGTTCTTTCCGGCATGGCGGACAGGCCAAAGCGGATTGCGGAAGCGGTGGAAGAACTGAAGGCCGCGGGCTTTATTGAACGGGAAGAAACCGGCTTTTTTTTGGCTTCATTCCGTACAATTTTGGCAAAATTTCGGCACAAATCCGGCACAAATTTGGCAAAAAATGTACGCAAGAAACGAACGATTCCAGAGACTTCCGCGGATCTCTCACGCGCGCGCGCTTTTCCCCCTAAAGGGGAAAAGAAAAGAAAAGACGAAAAAGGAACGAACCCACCGGGTGGCGGTTCGTCCTTTTCGTCAGAATTAGATCCGCGGGTTTTGGAATTGATGAAGGTGAAACCATGAGATCTGAAGAATTGGAAAAGGTGGCACTTTCGACGGTGCTTTATTATCAGGAAGTGGTGGGACAACCGATTGAACCCGTTGATCCTGAATTGTTCACGGTTGCGGGCTTCAAGGCGGTGGCCGAAGCCATGCGGGAAGTGGGGCCCCACGCCCTTTTGATTCTGGAGAAAGTAAAGAATGACCAAGTTGCGACCCGGGCTATTTGTAATCTTGTTGGGGAGTTTGAACGGCACGCGGTTCCCGCTGGAGTATTTGAAAACAAGGTTTTGGAGCCGCTTCGAACGTATAAACGCGGGCGCGGCTTGGAACTTGCGGCGCGTGAATCGATCGCCCTTGTGCGCCAACAGGAAGTGGCCAAGGCGTCCCAACACCTAAAAGAACGGCTGGAAGAGGAAGACGCGAAGAACGAAGCCAAAACCGTGAAAAACGCGGTGCATGGGTCGATTGAATATCTTGATCTTTTGTCCAAACTTTTGGGACCGGAAGAGATGGACGAAAGGATCAAAACCGGGATCGAACTAATCGACAAGACAATCAACGCTTCGATCGGGGGCGGGTTGCACGAAGGGCAGATCGCCACCATTGCAGCAAGGCCGGGCCGTGGAAAATCCACCGTCATGGCTTGGATCGTCTTTTCAATTCTCAAAAGCAACGAAGCGGAAAAGGTTGGCATTTTTTCCTTTGAAATGACGGCCCGCGACGTTTCCAAGAAATTGATCGACGCGGAGATCGGAAGGCGGGGACAGTCCACCGCGTTGGGGCCGGGATATGCGGGCGCGGCGTCGTGTGTCATTGCGGATCTGGAAAAGACTTTTCAACGGGTTTTGATTGACGACCGAAGCGGGTTGGAAGTTTCGGAAATTATCGAAGCGGCCGAAAATATGGGAAAACAAGGGGTCCGGCTTTTCTTCGTGGACTATATCCAACGCGTGAAAGTTGGAGACGTGAACCCCGAAGCGTTGCGGGTTGCATTTGCGGAAGTGGTCGAAGCCTTGACCCTAGACGCAAAGCGGAACGGAAGGATCTGGATCCTTTTGTCTCAATTCAGCCGAAGCGCGGAAGGCCGGCCCGGGACAATGGCGGACCTAAAAGAAACGTCGGCACTCGAAGAAAACAGCTTTTTCGTTTTTGGACTTCACCGGCCTCACACGGTGGAAAATGGGGTTCAAAAGTTGGATTCAAACCGGTTGGAAATTCACGTTTTGAAAAACCGCTTCGGGGAAGTGGGTGGGGTTTATCCGTATCGGGTGAATTGGCCGGCGTGTCAATTTGAAGCGTTGGGGAATTAAATGATCAAGCCTTACGAATGCATCCTTGGCGATTGCCTTGAAGTCATGGCCGACATTCCAACCGATTCAGTGGATGCGGTTTTGACGGATCCGCCGTATGGAACGGCGTCCGAATCCAAGGTTGTGAAGTTAGAAACGTTCGATCACGCGTGGGATCGGTCGCTTCCTTTGGAATATCTTGAAGAATGCGCCCGGGTTTTGAAGCCGGGCGGATCATTGGTGACTTTCACCGACACCAAACGGGTGGAAACCGTTTGGAACTTTCTGGAATCGGTTGGGTTGAATCCATTGCAAACGTTCTACTGGGTGAAGACAAACCCACCACCCCAGCCGCGCAAGAACTTCCAAAGCGCGGTGGAATCCGCGATCTTCGCTCGCAAGCCGGGGAAGGTTTTGTTTTGGGGCGGCGGTGGTGCTTCGGCAAACGTGATCAGTTCTTCGATTGCAATGGGTGGGGATAGGACAGCGCACCCAACCCAAAAACACGTGGCTCCAATGAAATATTTGATGGAGTTGGTTTGTCCACCCGGCGGGATTGTTCTGGACCCGTTTGGCGGTTCAGGAACGACGGGGGTGGCCGGGCTTTTGACGGGCCGGCGGGTGCTATTGATTGAAAAGGATCCGGAATATCACCGGATCGCGCTTGATAGGCTTGTTGCTTGGGAGCGTTCGGACATGGTGCGGCAAATGTCGCTTTTTGGGGAGGCTTATGAATGAGTTGGCTTTATTCGCGGGGGCTGGTGGCGGAATTCTTGGGGGGAAACTGCTTGGATGGCGGACAGTGTGCGCCGTTGAGCGGGACGAATACGCCGCAAGCGTACTTATACAACGACAAAACGATGGACACTTGGAACCCTTCCCGGTTTGGTGTGACGTGCGAACTTTTGACGGAAAGCCTTGGCGTGGAATTGTTGACGTGGTTTCGGGCGGGTTTCCTTGTCAGGACATCAGCAGCGCGGGAAAAGGGGCCGGAATTGAAGGAGAAAAATCCTCAATGTGGGTGGAGATGGCACGAATCATCGGTGAAGTACGACCCAAGTACGTTTTCGTGGAAAACTCGCCAATGCTCACTGGCCGGGGGCTTGGTCGAGTTCTCGGGGACTTGGCCGCGCTGGGGTACGATGCGGAATGGGGAGTCGTGGGAGCGCATCATGCCGGCGGACCTCACAAACGGGACAGGATCTGGATCGTTGCTTGCGACTCCGACAGCGACGGCAAACCAACTCAGTCCCTCAATGATGAAGCATTCGGGGTGCCGAAATTGGCTTCCGACTCCAACCGCGCACAACTCGAAAGAAGCGGCTTGCCCAGCAGAATTCAAAAGGAAAACGATCACTTTGGCCGCAACAGTTGGTGGAAAATTGAACCCGGGATGGGTCGAGTGGCTAATGGGGTGGCCCGTCGGGTGGACCGATTGCGAGCCATTGGCAATGGACAAGTTCCGGGAGTGGCGGCAATCGCATTTGAAATCCTAAGAGAAAGACTGGAGGAACGATGAGCATTACCAGTTTCAAGCATTGCAAACAGAGTCATTACACAGGACACCTTGATACAGACGAGTGCCCTTGGTGCATTGTGAATTTTTTGATTCCGTACGCTGAAGGCGTAGTTTCATTTGAAGTAGCTAGTCTTACAAATGACCATCCTGACTCGATGGAGTTGGTTAAAAATATCGAAAAGCTCGAACGTGCGATTGAATTTATTAAGTCACTGCGAATGTTGAAGGAGTTTTGATTTGAAGATTACCAGTGTGACAGATGATGAGTTGTATTCAGTCATGCGGCCATTCGTGCGAGTAATTGGAGATCATCGAGAATTTGAAGTTGGTGTCGAGGAAGGCGATTTGTTGGAGATGGGTCGAGAGCTTGAGAAGCTATTTGTTGAGAAGATTTTAGAACCAGCATTAAAGGGTCAGGTGGAAAAAGATGACTATTGAGCCAAAAAGCTACCTTGAGAAGAAGGGTCTACACGCATTTTTGGATTTTGAAAATTCGGCGCTTGACGTTGAGGATGCCGTGATTTCTTTCGGAAATTGGGATCGGGTCAATTTGAAATGGAATCAAGCGTATTTGACAAGCAATGAGACAAAAGCGCTTTGTTTGTCGATGGTTACATATTTCAAGGCGTATGACCCAGAGTTTGCCGCGCAGCTAGAAGGCGTTTTTTCTAAAACCAGCATAAAAAATGGAGGTTTCAAGAGATGATGTTTCGTTTCTTCGTTGACGGGAAAACAATGGACACGATCGCGGATCGGGTTTTTGCTTTGGGCGGTTCGATTCCGGCGACTTGGTGCGCCAGTGTTCCACGGGATGCGGTGGAACAGTTCACCGCTTGGATCGATCACTTAGGGGTTGAATATGAAAAAACAAGGTTGGAAACGCAAGAGATCAAAGATCCGCTTGGGTTGGTTGCTTCTCACGTCCGGTTGGCCACTTTTGGCCGTGGTTGGCTTTAGCGGTTTGGGGGTGGTGGTTTGCTTTATTTTGGAATTGATCCGGGGTTGGATGGTTGCCTAGTTGTTCTCGACTTTCGCGGACGGTTGGTGGGGGTTCACAATCTTCCAACGGTGAAACTTGGAACCAAGCGCGAGTTTTTGATCTCGGACTTCGCCCGGGTTGTGCGGCGGTACGTTCAGGAAGTGGAGCCGGAAAACATCCGGGCAACCGTTGAGCAGCACACCCCGATGCCGAAACAGGGGATTTCGAGTCAATGCAAAGGGGCCGGAATCGTCGGGGCCGTTTGTGGAGTCTTGGCCGGGTGCGGCATTAGTTTCCAAAAGGTTCATCCGCGCACTTGGACAAAGGTGATGCGCGACGCGCCCGGGAAAGACAAGAAAGGCCGATCGGTTTTTGTGGCTTCGAACCGTTGGCCGGATCTGGAACTCAAAGGGGCGAAGGCGCACAACGTCGCGGATGCGGCCTTGATTGCGGAATGGGGGCGTCAGCAGTGGGACGAATGAGACAATACCAAGAACAAGACGAAACCGAAGGGTTCACGCTTTTTGATCGTTTCGTTTGGTGGTTTGCTTTATGGTTGGACACGAATGGGTTGATCAAATTGGAACGCCGCGGCGTTCAGATTCGTGGAGGATGGAACAGTGGAAGCGATTGATCTTGGATACACTGAAGCCTTTGGCCTTGGTTTCGTGGCGGGCATGTCCTTTGCTTTTGCCATTTTGAAGAAGTTGATGGATGCGAACCTGAAAAAGAAGGTTGAAAAACTGCAAGAGGAGTTGGGAACCAATGCCGGTTGAACGTTGCACACGAGACGGCCGCCGCGGTTGGCGTTGGGGGTCGCGTGGCTTTTGTCACGTTGGAACGTTCGCAAAGGAACAAGCCGAAGCGGACGGGGATCCGTATTCCGAGATCAACCTTGTCCCACCGCGTGACGTTCGCGAGGCGGCGGCCCTTGGGCTGGAACTTCGCCGGAAGTTTGGGCGCGGTGGATTGTCCAGCCGTGAGGCCGGGGAAGAAGGGATCCGATCCGGGGTGGTCCGGGCTTCGACGTTGGAACGCGGCTTGAGACTTCAACCCGAAACGATCCGGGCCATGGTTGCTTATTTTTCAAGACACGAAAAGGACAGCGAAGCGGCCGGGAGTCGCTCCAGAGGGTTCTGGGGTGACAACTCCAATCCATCGGCGGGCTGGATTGCGTGGCTTTTATGGGGTGGGGACCCGGGAAGGGCTTGGGCTTTGGAACGTCTCGCGGAAATTGAAGCGGTGGAGGCGGAACGGTGAAAGTTTTGAACTTCCGAGTTTCCGATCAAGTGCGCGAAGCGTTGGATCGGTTGGTTGATCAAGTTGCCGAATCAGGCGGAGAAATGAGTTTTTCCGAAGTGGCGCGACTTGCGATGGCCGAAGGGTTGGAATCCCTGAAGTTGAAAACCGCCGGGACGAATCACCACAAGGGCATCCGGTTTGAACGTTGGGTTCTAAAGCAGTTACGCGAAGCCTTGCCGGACTTTGAATTTGAACACTTGCGGGCCGAACAAGGCCGGAAGAATCCGGATATTTTGGGGCCGTTCTTCGCCTACGAATGCAAGACGGGGAAACGGCCTTCCACGCGTCAAGCGTTGGATCAGATAATGGAAAGCGATCGCGAGGGCCGGATGCCGGTTGCCGTGATTCGTGACGACGGCGGGGAAGCGTTTGTAGTGCTACCTTTGCCGGCTTTTTTGAAATTGTTGAAAGCGTTTGGAGTTTTGGCGGGCTTCGTCCGGGAGGCGAACAAGTGAAACGTTGCGAAGGAAGGAACACCCCCCCCATTGTGGCGCGGGGGGGACCCCGCGCAATCCTAC